ATTTCATGGTAAAAAGTATGAACCAACTGCAACAATGATTTATGAACATATATATAATACTAGAGTATATGAGTTTGGTGCATTACCTTCAGAAACATATACTTTCTTAGGTGCATCACCTGATGGTATTTGTTCACAATATACTTTAGATAATACATTTTCACCTAGACTTGGGCGTATGTTAGAAATTAAGTGTCCTGTTACTCGAGATATTTATATTAAAGGTAAAATATGTGGTGAGATTTGTCCTTTTTATTATTATTGTCAGGTACAACAACAATTAATCTGTTGTGAATTGGATGCATGTGATTTTTGGCAATGTAAAATAACTGAATATAAAAATAAACAAGATTATCTTGCAGATACACGTGAAGCTTGTAAAAATTATGAAAATGATTCAGGAACACTTGTTGATGTAGATAATAAATTAAAAAAAGGAATTATATTAGAATTTTATCCAAAACAATTTACACCAGAATTTGATGGTGATAATCCTGAATGGAAATCAAAATATATTATTCCTAAACGGTTAGATATGAATGAAACACAATACGAAGCATGGGTTATTGAATCATTAGATAATTTTAAGGATACATATCCTGATATTAATAAAGATTATTATTTTTATCGAATTATTTATTGGAAATTAGATATATCTCATAATGTAACTATTAAACGGGATGATATATTTTTTAATAAAATATTACCTCTTTTAAAAGACTCGTGGGATAAAATAGTATATTATAGAAAAAATCAAGATAAATTATCTGAATTACAAATTATTGCTAACAAAAGAAAAAAATATATTAAAATGATGCCATTATATACAATTCATAATGATATTATTATTAAAAATAAATATAATATATTATCAGAAGATTTTGATCATACCCCATTAATACAACCTATTAAAAAAGAAAATACTTTTTATAAAAAGAAAATGGAAATTACAAAAGATAAAGAATCAGATGATGATGTAGAAAATAATTGTAATTTTATAGATGATGACATATTACAGCATACACCTACAACACCTGTAGTTAGTTCATCAAACTTATCTAATAATAAAAAACCTAATAAAACTATAAAACATACAATTTTTACTACAACTAAACAGGTTAAAAAATTAATTATTACAACTGATATTAGTAATGATAGTAATAATAGTAATAATAGTAATAATGATAATTGCGATTTTATAGATTAATCATAACTTATTCAGAGATATAATTATGCATTTTATCTTAATAATATAACATAGTCAGGTTATAGTTAAAATTAATTAATTTAATAAATATAATTATATTTATTAAATAATATATGAATCTATTAAAATTTATTTCTTAGAACCTTTGGACTTCTTTTTAGAAGCCTTCTTGGAACGCTTCTTAGCACCACCAGACATGGAACCTCCTTTCTTGGAACCTTTCTTTGATGCTTTCTTGGAACGCTTCTTAGCACCACCAGACATGGAACCTCCTTTCTTGGAACCTTTCTTGGAACCCTTCTTTGATGCTTTCTTGGAACGCTTCTTAGCACCACCAGACATTGACCCTCCTTTCTTGGAACCCTTCTTGGAACCTTTCTTTGATGCTTTCTTGGAACGCTTCTTAGCACCACCAGACATTGAACCTCCTTTCTTGGAACCCTTCTTGGAACCTTTCTTTGATGCTTTCTTGGAACGCTTCTTAGCACCACCAGACATTGAACCTCCTTTCTTAGAACTCTTCTTGGAACCCTTCTTTGATGCTTTCTTGGAACGCTTCTTAGCACCACCAGACATTGAACCTCCTTTCTTGGAACCCTTCTTGGAACCTTTCTTTGATGCTTTCTTGGAACGCTTCTTAGCACCACCAGACATTGAACCTCCTTTCTTGGAACCCTTCTTGGAACCTTTCTTTGATGCTTTCTTGGAACGCTTCTTAGCACCACCAGACATTGAACCTCCTTTCTTGGAACCCTTCTTTGATGCTTTCTTGGAACGCTTCTTAGCACCACCCGCATGTGTTTTATTTGATTCTGGATCATGAGTATTTTCTACTGTTTTCTTTGGTCTACCACCTACTGTACGTTTAGGTTCGCCAGGTGCTGCTGGTTCAGGAACATCGACTAAATTTAGTTTGTTGCGTTTTGCTGTAGCTTTTCGCGATTTGGCACCTCCTACTAATTCTGTTTGTATTATGTCATCATGTGATTTATCTGTAGACATTTATATATATTATAATCTATATATTATTTTTTAATTTTTTAAAATTAAATATTTTTTATTTGAATTTTGATTTCCTGAAGTATTTAAAAACTCATGATTGTTTGCTGCTCTTTTTTTTTCAGATGGTGTATGCCTAAATTTTATTTTTTTCCCCTGTTTTTTCTTTTCTGAACCTGCTAATCTGGATGCTCTTACCGGATCAATTGGAATACCATGACATTTATATGTAAAATCCATAAAAGGTGATTCGTCAACTACTGTAATATTTTTATTATTTAAATATGTATTTCTTAAGTTAAAAAATTTACTAATTAAAATATTAAATAAATTAGTATTTTTTTTATTACGATTAATAAATGCATAATAATATTCAAAATATAAATACATCATAACTAAATTATATGTTCCAAAATATATTTTCTTTTTTTCTGAATAATTATGAACAATACATCTATCATTATTACCATATAGTATTAAAAATAAATTATTATTATGATAAAATTCAATACGTCTATCCATAAAAGTAAAAAAGGGAACAAATTCTTTTACAGTAATTTTTTTACCATATTTTTTTACTAATAAAGTATGAATTTTTTTACCATCTTTTTCAATATCAATTGTAATTAATTCATAATAAGGAATATTATTTAATACAAAATTATTTGAAACTTTTTTTGCATAATAATTATATGCATATAATCCAACCATTATTAGATTACTTTCACATACTATATGTTTTCTTATAAATGTAAGAATATTCTCTATTTCTTCCTGTTGTATTTTACTTTTATTACCAGTTATTTCTTGAAAATTAATTACTTGTTTTATATTAGTTTGATCAATAGGATAATGTTTTAATAATAATTGTGTTCTTTTTATTGATTTATTTATTCTCCAATAAGAGGTCATTGGATCTGTTAATACTCTGTATGTATCAACAATCATAAAATGCGGATGAGCACATTTTATTCCATTTACTACAATAATTGGCATATTATTATAAATATGCGCAGGCATATACGAAATATCACAATAATTTAAGAAATTTACAAAAATTTTAAATGTCTCTGGATGGATACCTTCCTGTCCTTCAACAAATTTATATTTTTTTTTATATAATACATCAGTCAAATTAAATACATCTTCTAGTGGTGTAGGTGAATAAAATTCAATATCTGCAATATCAGGCCAGTTAAAATAAGCACCATTTATTTCTGTATAAAAAGCATCACTTTTATTTTTATGCATTACTAATAAATTTTGTGCAAATCCACCATAAACAACTCTCTTATTTGTTTTTATATAATCAATAATAAAACTATACACTTCTCCTATTTCTTTTAATGTTGGTTCATATAATGTTTTGTATTCTTTTGCTGCACCGTCTATAATTTTATCTATATTTTGATCTATTTTTTCAATATCATTATAACGATACATTTATATATAATATTTTAGAAATTATATATTATATATCTAAATATATTTCTTCATTTATTTTATCACTTTTTTCTGATTTTGTATTATTTATAAATGAATTTTCATAACTATTTGTTATGAAATGTTCATCATACATATTACTTCCTTTATTATTTAATTCAATCTCATAATAATAATTACTCCAATCTAATTTATTTTCTAAAAATAATTTATTCATTATTTTATATTTATTAACAAATAATTCAGGTATTACAAATAATTTATTAGGGTCTTTTGTAGTCGCTGTTTTAAATTGATTAAATAATTTCAAATCAACCTCAAATACTTGTTTTGCTTCAGATATTTTTTTTTGTTGTAATTTTAATAAATTCATATTATGAATTAAATCATGTTTTTCTTTTTCAATATCATTAATACGTTTTTCATTTTGTAATTTTATTTCTGGTGTTATAGATATAATTTCAATAGGTGTTTTTGTTTGATAATCTTCATCGAGACTTTGTGATCCACATACACTACTATCACTTGAATGTAAATATTTCTTCTTAATATTTTTAGGTGATACATTTATACCTATATTAGTTGTTATATGTGATTCTGGTATTGATT